CTGCGCATCGGTTGCGTAGACACCGAGACCTTCCAGGGCCAACGCGACATCTTCGTCGGTCACGCTCTGGTTGATGCTCTGGATGAGCTGCTCGAAGCCTCGCAGTTCTGACGACCCGAAGGGGTTCTCGACGTCATCCAGGTTCTTGAAGTGGAAGACGGGGATCGTGTCGATGCGAGGGTCGAGCTTGGTGTCGGTCATGAAGATCTGAACGACCTTGGCGGCCTTGCCCTTCCACCAGCCCTCGACCTCGTAGAGCCCCTCGCTCATCCAGACCATACGACCGTTCGGGCCGAACTCGTACATGTACCGGAGCCGCTTGATCCGGGGCTTGCCGTCCTCGCCCTCCCACTGCGTGACGATGTCCATGCCCAGCAGCTTGTCGATGTCATCGTCGTCCCAGATCGGGAAGACCGACGCAGGATCGAGGCCGTTGATGGAGAGCCGGGAACCAACGGGCTTGTTGGGGTCAGCCGTGAGGTGGAAGTAGGCATCACCTCGGCGCACACCCGCCAGCTTGTTGGTGTGGAACTTCGACATGAACTTCTCACGCTTGAAGAACGCGTCGAGCGCCTGCTTGAAGGGTGACTCGCCCTCACCCGATTTGGGAGCGATACGGAGGCCCTTGAGGAGGAAATGAGACGTGCTATCGACGATCGTGCGAGGGGTCGGGAGATAAACCGGATCCCGGTCGTCGGCCAACATCAGCTTCAGTGCCTTGCGGTAGTTCCAGTACAGCTCGTCGTACACCCCGTACGATTGGACCCTTTCCCGCTCGGTCTCTGGCGCCCACATGGGCTCTTCGACGAAGAAGGGCACCAAGTTCGCGTAGGGCGTGTAGATGTTGTCATCAGAGCTCATCGAGAAACCTTCACCTTGTGCTGGCGGCTACCGCGTCGATCTTCTTGCACGACCCCATGGTACCCCTTCATGAACCGACCGAGGGCCTCAGGACCGTGATTGTCCTTGTCCATGGGGAGTTCACTGTCGTTGGAGGTTGCCTCAGCCTTGTGCTTCGGCCACCGGTAGCCCTCACGGCACTCCCAGGCAAGGCGGGTGCAGCTGCGGTCGATGACCAGGGCGGGCTTCTGATCCTCGGGCTTGGCGTGTTCGGGCCGAGGCTTCATGGCCGAGCGAATGAGTGCCAGGCGGTCCTTGAGTGGACCCCCGGTGTTGGAACGAGCGGGGACTCTCAGCATGCGCTGCAGGGTCGCCGTGTCGTCAGGCTCAGCAGGGTCGGGGTAGAACGCGAGCAGCTTGTCGACCAGCGGATGAGTCTTGAGCGTGTACTCGGCGATTTCGTACGTGTCCTTGAGCGTGATGTAGTGCTCGCCCAAGACGTAGGTGTTGTTCCACTCGTCGACCTGGATCCAAAGCCACACGAACGGGTTGGTGTAGCCATAGTCACAGGCAGCGTAGAGCGGCCAGGCGGGGTTGTACTGCAGGTCGGCGAGGTGGATGTCGTCGTCCCACTCCTTGATGACTCGGCCAACCTTCTCGACGAACTCCCCACCGTACTGCCGGTCGAACTCGTCCTTGGTGAGGTCGTCCTCGGCCTCCAGGATCTCAGGGTCGGTGCGCCCACCCGGAAACACCACCGTGTTCGTCCAAGAGGGCTTCTTCCAGCTCATCCAGGGCAGGCGTGAGCTGTCTTGGCCGCGTGAGTACCCCCAGTAGAGCAGCGAGGTGTCCGTAGCGATCTCAGGCACCCCCGTCATCATCGACCAGCCTCGCTTGTCCGAGAGCGCAGGGCGAATGTACTGAGTGAACACGGTACGAGTGAGGCGGCCCGCCTCGACCAGGAGGACAAAGTCGAGCCCCTCACCCACCAGGGATTCTGGGTGAGCTGCGGATCGGCACTGAACGTCCCAACCCCAGTTCGTGGCGATGTGCATGTTGCCATTGTCAACGTTGTTGACGAACTTGCTGCTGATGTCCTCGATGCCGAGGGCCTTCAGCGAGTTGTAGATGACTCGGAACTCTTTCTCGCAGTCCGTGTAGTTCGGCCCGACGATCCAACCTCGCTGGGGTTCACCCAGGCGATTCTTCACGTACGCAGTGGCTTCCGCTTCTCGGGCACCCAAGAAGGTCTTGCCCCAGCGCCGGCCATTCGAAAGCGCACGGTGGCGATGCCGGTCGTACTGGATCTCGACCTGAGCGTCGTGGGGCACGTATCCAACACCCTCAAAGTACCGGGATTTGTCGAAAACCTTTGGAAGCTGCTCGAACTCCATGCTCAGGTACCGTTCGCGTTCAGGAAAGCCAGGACATCCTCTGGCGGGATGTTGCTCAAGGCAGTGGTATGGTTGCCCGTTACCGAAACTGCTGAAGCAGTTCCACCGATAGCGGTAGCCACATCAGTAACGGTCGAGGGGATTACGGTCGTGTCGGATGCGCCATACCAGGCCTTGTAAGCGAGTCCCACCAGATCAGTACCCGCGTAGGTATGGGGATTTCGCGTAGCGCCGTAGACAGCTTCAGACCACCCACCTGAATAAGCCCCGTTGATGGAGCTCGCCAAGAGGGCTCGATTGTTGGTGTGGATATCAGTGACATCCGAGACCGGGGTAAGTCCGACGATGGCCGCAACCTGGGAGGGGTTGGCTCGAGCCCAGTTCGCAACAGCCAAGCCGCCCATGGATCCCCCGATCAAAGCCACCTTGCCCGCTTTTGCTCCGAGGTGACTCTTCAGGTATTCGACCCCGTCAGACATGAGGCTCATGCACGCAGCATTACCCCAGGTGTCACCTCCTCCGTAGATCGAAAGCACTGAGTAACCGGCTTGAGCCAGGGTACGAGTGATGTTGCCGATCGCAAAGGGCCAAGAGAGGACAGGCTGCAACTCATTGGCGGTAGCGCCGTGCATGAACAGCACGCCCATCTTGGGCTCAAACGTGGGTACCTGAGAGGGGGTCAACGAGGTCCAGTACTCGGTACCTCCCGCAGTTCCCAGCAACGAAGTAACCTTGACTCCATCCAGGGTCAAAGAACCGAAGGTTCCTCGATCCGGGTAGATCGTTCCAGAGGACTGAACAACCGAGAAACCGCTGTTGCTCAGCGGGGGTCGGATGGTCAGAGTCTTGCTGATGGCTCCAATACCTGTGTACGAGCCCGGCAAGATGACCACCACCGCTCCGGGAGTTGCGTCAGCGATCGCCAAGGACAACGTGGTCGGCGAGTCGATCGACAGGCCGCTACCGCCTCCGGTGGGCGAGGCATACCGAGAACCAGCCGGAAGTTCTTCCGGGGCTGGTACGATACGCCCGACTCGGCCAGGAGCTACCACCCGGACCAGCCCTGGGCCTCGTCGACCAAGACCTGCTCGTCGACCTGTGCTGCCTTGGCGGCCTCGGACACCGTTACCGCTTCCACGACCGCAGCGTAGGTGGCGATGACACGATGGGCATCTTCCTGGTAGCTCCCTGCCAGACCGGTGAACTCGGCCACCGTGGGAACACGGTAGTGGATGGTCTCGGTTTCCGTCGTGGTGCGGACATCATCCACGACCGGGTAGGAGTCGGGGTTGAGCCGGATCGCCGGGTCAACGTCCTCTGGTGCCCAAGACCTCCAGAGGATTTCTCCACTGAGGTCATCCACGCACTCGATCAGCACGCAGTCCGGGTACCGCTCATCCTCGTTGTCAACAATGCGAATCATGCGACCCCCCAGAGTCGGTATTGGCGATCTCCCGACCCAGCGGGCGAGAGGGTGGTTGGAGCCGGAAATGCTGAGGCCTGATATCGAGCAAAGCCGTGTCCTCCCAGGGTTGAGGCTGAAGCCGCAGAACCAAAGGATGTTGCAGTGGCATTGTCCCAGCCAACCGCTCCCCAGTCTCCGGCTGCCCATGAGACTGAGCCGCCGAGCGAGATCTCCGCCCAACCTCCAGCAGGACAAGGGATTGACCCCGAAGTACCCAAGCGAGCATTCGGGATTGCCAGGTAACTCGAGTTGATCGAGCTGTAAGCGGCTACGCAGATGTTGCCCGAACTGGTGCCGATGAGCACGGCGATCTTGGTGAAAGTTCCGCCACCCCACCAGCGAGCTGCGAACATGTGGTTGGCCAAGGCCGCCAACAGGGTTGGGGTAGGAGCGCAAGTGAAGGCTCCAAGGGGGTCACCAGATGCCCACCCCAGCCCCGTAGGGTCGCTGGGGTCACCCACCAGAACCTCGCCTGCGGTGGTCGGGCCCGACCTGCGACCCACCGTGTCGTTGGCGGTGCCAACCAGGAGATCACCCTTGGCGTCGATCGCCGACCAGGTCATCGTTTCGCTGATGGAGGTGGGGTTCACTCGAGGACCGAACACCATCGGAGTCTCCAGCCCCGAGGGCACTGGCTCCAAGTACGCCGAGACCTCATCGCTACCCGAGAGCTCATCAGCGTTGCCCGCCACCTTCAAGACCACGTCACCGCCGCCGGTCACCCGAACAACCACACCGAGCCGCGTCTGTCGAGCAGAGGGCGGAGTGACGGTCAAGGTGACCGAGTCATCGCACTGGATGAGTACAGCGCTGACCGAGTGCTCCACTTCATGGATACCCGTGCTCAGATCCAAGGCAACAGCCCCAGATTCCCCGGTGAGGTCGATCAGCTGGGGAGGATCACTGGGAGTCCTGATGACCGTCTCACCCGTGGAGGGGTCAGTACTGACGACGTCGCTCAGGTCGGTAACACTACCAACCGGCACATCAATGTCGTACTGACGAAGGTAACCGTTCGAGAAGTCTTCGGTCACCTGGTACGTGAACCCAGTGGGGGTGATGTCTGGGTCATCGGTGGCGGGCAACGCGATGTTGATCTCGCCGTTGATGAGCTCGACTACGATCGGAACCCCGATGACCACCGTATCGGTGCCATCTGACTCCAACCGAGGAGCACGGGCGGCGAAGGTGATCTTGCCCTGCTCGAATCGACCCTGGAGGTCGACGAAGCGGCCGGTGATCTGACCCGTGTTGAAGTTGGTAGGAAGTGCTGTTACCATTACTCCGGTTTCCTTTCGCCTCGGAAGGCTTGACCCTTGTCACGGGGCGATCGTCCACTGTCGTCTCCGGTCAAATACCCCATGCGCAGCCGATGGCTGGGTCGTCGCACTGGACGAGGCTTGATCGGGATGGTCTTGTCTTTGTCGAGGCGGCCCTCGAACTCACTGACCCGTCGGTTACTGGGTTTTGCCATACCAGGAGGCCTCTCCACTTGGGATTGTCACCACGAGGTAGCTCACCCCGTCGATGACCTCGGTCAGATCGCCCTCGCTGGGCCCGACCGTGCCACCCGGGTGGGTGTGCCAGATGATGACCTGGTCTTGTCGGAAGCCCCGCAGGACCTCGTGCAGTTCCTTCGTCTGGAAGCTGAAGCGGCGGTGTGGATCGTCAGCCGTATTCGGCAAACGGAAGCCTCGGCGGCGATTCTCCGTCAGCTTCACTGCCACCCCGCACGCCTCCCTCGGCGCTTCCAGGTGACCCTGATCCAGGATCCACGTGATCAGCGCTTGGTCCCCCTGGAGCAATGAAGATGATTCCACCAGCCTCAATGTCCTTCTCTGCCGCAGCGATCTGTTCTTGGGTGATGATTCCCGCCTTGAGAAGGGCCACCCGCAATGCGAGGTCGACCCCTTCGCCCTTACGGGTTTTGATGAGCGGCGTCCCTGGCGATCCCTCATGCGAGCGGGTGCCGCCCGATGATGATGCCTGCTGCATGTCCTTCTTCGTCGGCAGGGATGCGCCAGAGCCCTTCGGGGTGAAGGGATGCATGATGTGAGGCGGTACGTGATCCTCACGAGGATGCGGGCACATCTCGCAGATGTCAGAGTCAGTCATTCGTCGTCCTCGGTCGAGTCGATCTCCCACACCGCATGCTCGAGCTGCGAGGGAGCGGCATCGCCTCCCACCATGGCGTGAGCCAGCACGGCCTGGAGCTTGACGCTGATGTCAGTCTCCGTGGTCTGCTTGGGCTTGCCCACCACCTGTTCGATGAGCCACTTCGACGCATCCAGCTTCGTCGAGGCGGGAACGACCGGCTTGCCTCGATCATCCAGCGTCTCATCGGCGAGGATGGAGTGGATGACGCTCAGGGCGGTGATGCCCTCTTCACGCAGCTTGCCCTGCACGATCTCCTTGAACCGTGCCATGGCAGTCTCGTGGACTTCCCGGGTGAGCCACTTCGGCGCCGTACCCCGGAAGGTTCCGTCCTTCGCACGGGGTCGACCTCGAGCGAGCTCTTCCTCGTCCCACTCTTCGATCGGCCGATAGAGCTCCTCGAACTCCTTGGTCGTGATCCGGCCCCGTCGGCGAGTGCGGTTGCGAATCGCCTTCTTGTTCATGCTCAGGTCGGGGTGGTCCGGATGACGCCGACCAGCCTTCGACTTGGAAGGTGCGATCACCTGCGTCATGTCGAAGATCTGGGGGGTTGCGGTGTCGGCGACGAGCATTGTGGGCCTTGCGTTCGTGCTGCGAGTGGCTACCCTAAGAGTCTATCACGAGTCGATTCTCCCCGTCAAGGAACCAAGATGGTGTTTTATTCCCGTTTTTCAGCGATCCCAAGTGGCCCCGGGCGGAATCATGCCCAGTCGTCGCTGAACGAAGAATGTTTGCTCAACAATGGCGGGGCCCGGGGTATTTTCGGCCCTTTCCTCCGGGGTATCGCCCCAAACCGCCCTCCAGGCTAGTTCATGGGCACTTTCGAAGTTGTACCCGAAGTCCTGGACGTAGCGTAGGGTGTAAAGCGCCATCACCTGTTGACCCCTGGCCATCATGTAGAACAAAGTGGGAACTGGGCTCCCCTGTTGTACATCGAACCCCATAACTATGCGACCAGTGCTCAGGTCCCCCTGGTAGGCCTCCATGGTGAGCACCTCATCTAGCACTCTACGGCCCTCGAAGAGCCTTTCTAGGCGGTTGTCCCATTCTCGCCACGTTTGGTCCTTGTTGCCCCAGAAACAGTGAAGCTCACAGCGAACTGTCCCTTGGATTCGGCTGGTGTAGAGGGAGGGGCGGCGGCGAGTTCGGCTTCGGCCAGGTACTTCGCAGCGGCAGAGTCCCCATCTGCCCAGCCATCGCGGCAGGCGTTGAGCAGGGCGACCGTCGCCAGGGAGGCCCGTCGTCGCTCCACCGCCAGCTCGATCGCCATCGACTTGAGCGCTTGGCCGGTGCCGTCCGCTTGCGGTGGTGGGGTCGGTGGTACGGGAGACGCAGGGGGCGCCGGGGTGGTGCCATCAGCCCAACGGGTGATGATGACG